AATTTGATCCTTTGTGAATTCTCTTGTAAATCTTGGCATTAGTCCTCTACTCCTAATGCCTCATTTAAATGTGCGACTACCTCACGGCATAAACCCGCCATGTATTCATCACTACCATCTTCTGATGGGTACATTTCAAAAATTTCAAGTAATTCATCCGCTGCGTCGGATGCTGCTATTACTGGTGCTCTGTCAATTTTTAGGAAGCGATCAGTTGCGTACATGTGTGGAACCTGTATGTTTATACTATTATTATAAACGAAAAAGGGAGGTGTAAACCTCCCCGTGTGACACTTTTTAAACTGTCTACTAATGGTCGCAATTTTTGTCAATGTATGCATCTTCATTCCAGTGTTCCCCTTTATCAAGAACTCCGAGGTTAACAGCGATTGCATCATAACACTCCATCGCACTCCGTGACATTCTATTACAAGTGTAATCCCACCCTAAGTTAGCGAAGTCGTCGTAGAGTTTTTTGTAATTAATCCTTTTAGTCATCAGTTAAAATCCTCCTTTGTTCGCGGTAGTAAAGTTCTTTGTCGATCATGTCGTGCTCTTCAATAGAGATGAAACCTTGCTTGATTTCGTCTTTGAGTTCAGCATCGGACATACCGATAATTTCAGAATGTGTTAGCATTACGAAACCTCCTTAATTTCTTCAATGATCTCATCATAATGATCTCCCCAGTAGTCCTTACAATCATTTAAGAACTCTTGCTCTGGTTGACTTTCAACATGACCCATCATGTCGCTGTAAACGTATTCCACCAAATCTTCAGTAGTCATACCATCTACATAACGATCAACGAACAATTCTTGTAAATCGCTGTATTGAGAGGCGGTTAGTCCCGTCCTCTCTTTTTTCAGTTCGTCGTTTTTAGTCATAATATCCCAACTCCTCCTCTTGTTCTCTGAGTTCTTTTGCTGACATAGTGAAAAAATCACGAATGGTCATATCTGGATATTGTAGCAGATAAGAGCATAATGCCCCCATCTGCATATGTCTGCTTTCTGCCATGTGGATTTGTTCCATCACTTGCATAGCATCCGATTCTAAATTTGTCATCATTACACCACGGGGATAGTAATGCCATCATGAAAAGGCACGATTGTATTAAATGCACGAACGTACCAGTTCCAATTTTTCTGAAAAATTCCATTTGAACGTGGTTCGCAAAACTCATTAATAAGTGCATTGAGTCTGCTTTTTGTAGTTGGTGTAAACCAACCACCGCCAGAGTAGAGTTTCAACGAATCATCAGTAACTGTGGCAATATGATTTCCATGCAAAAATACTTCTGCACTCATATTGTTTGTTGGGTCATAAGTAACGCAAGTGTTATCTTTAGACCATGCGTGACCATTTCTGATCGCTTCATTCATTTCAAGTTCAATTTTTCTCATGTGTGGTTTAATTGCTTGACTCCTTTATTATATACGAAAAAGGGGACTACGAAAGTCCCCATGTGACACTTTATAAACTGGCACAATGCCACTTGATTTGTCTATCACGATTTGCTATATCAAAACAGATCTCACACATACAATCAACATGCGGGTACGAATCCCTCCAGTCATAATCTTCTTCTAATGGTGAGTCCCAGTAATAATAACAATCTGGTTGATAGTCTTGAATGCAATGATCCGAATTTTTCGGATAACCCATTTCTTGGCGGTAACCTTCATCAAAGTTACCGCATACGTCGCACTTTGCCATTATGTTCCGAGGTAACCTGCAACTTGGGCGCCTGGTTCGTCATAGAACCACGTAATGTCAACTGTTGGGTACTTTTCACGAAGTGCATAGTATATTTGCTCAGGTGGCGACCATGCAGTTTCAAAGGTGACTTGAAAACTGTAATCATCACCATCTAGTTCTGAATACTTGCCGTCAATGTCCCATTTAGTTCCCCAGTTGTTGATGTTCCAGTCATACCATCTGTCATCATTCATATCAGTTGACGGAAAGTATAGACCCTTACCGAATCCTTTATCCTTGACGACTGGTAACTCACCAACTTCACCACGAGGTTTTGAGAACGAATATTCTTGCACGTCCTCTGGTGCTAGTGGTACTTTCTCCCAGTTTGGGGGTGGAACTATCTTCGCAAAGACATCATCACCAGAGAAGATTTCAACAAGTTCTTTAATCTTGCTGGTATCGTCAGAGTAGAAGTCAACTCTGTTGTTACACCAATTGGGCATAATAAATTCCTTTTGTGTGGTATGTACTTATTATAACCGCACATTATGCCCCTTGGTAAGCAGACTGTGCCACTTCTTCTTTTGTCACACGGATCCAACGGATCGGATCACCTGCAGTCATCTTCCAAATAATTTGATCACCGAATCTGGTTTGGTCTCGTGCTACACGATATGCTGTGTCGATATCCGCGCAGTATACGCAACCATCCGCATCGTAGTCAAACCAGCTGGCGGGTTGGACCGCCCATCTTCTTGGATCAGTCATGATACGTACCCGTAATTGTACTCATCGATCAAGATATCACGGACCCGCTCACGATCCAATGAATCACCATCTCCCCAAACATAATGCGCATACTCTAAATCACCTTTCAAACATTTTTCAACGTAGTTAACGGTAGCGCGCATGATATCATATAACGTTAACGGATCTTTTGTGTTGTTATCGATCAGCGGGTACAGCGGATCATTGGTACCGTAGAATGAATCAACGTACTTGACGAAGTCATAAACACCGTGTGGATAGGTCATGTGCTCATAAAAAAAGGACGAGAGGAAACAAAATACACGAAGTATTTGTTTCCCCACTATTAATATACACCAGGTTCACCACGAACGGGAATTTTATGTGACAGTTTAATTAGTGGCACATGGCAGGTTGCACTCAAGCCGACTCATGCATTATAATAAGGGTACGAAAGTTCGAGGGTACGAACTATAAAATCTTCGTCACGCATCCTGCCATAAAATATTACTAGTTCTCTTTCTCAATAACGAATCCTTATTGAGAATAATATAATTCATCGATCTCGTCTTCACCTTCCTCGACACTGACTGCTACAGTCTCATCCGATTCCAACATGAGAAACTTGTGCCAATCTAGCGCCCGCAACACCTGCACGTCTAGATCCACGTACGCATCGATCTCGAGCTCGACCGAGACTTTACGTTTTTGACTGAGAAGGCTTGACATAAGAACTAGAAGGGGGTAGAATCTCGACTAGATTATTATACCATGATGCAGGTTTGCGCGCAAGCTCGTCGAGATTGTGTATGTCACCCGCATGATTCTCGACGAGATTTTCCCCATTGCACGACTCATGCTCGTCGTCAGGAAGCTCGACGAGATGTTCATAAGACCATTCGTACATGGCTCGACTAGATTGTGTGTGTTATATGTGTAGTATAGCATATTTATGAGATCTCGTCGAGATTTGTTACAGTTTGTGAACATTCTAGTCGAGATGATGTATAATGCGCGAAAGCTAGTCGAG